GCGCTTTCTCGTATCTTGACCCCTAGTATCAGGCCGCCGATTGCGCTTAAAATCATTAGTAATAAAGTAAATCCGTTAAAAAACATGCCCTGTATCCTTGTCTATTTTTTGGTGTCTATCTGTTCGGCACTATAGCGCTTGACTCCGCCAATTTTGAGCGGTTTAAGTGTGCCGTTTTTCTCCCATCGCCATAAAGTTGTGCGGTTAACTTGTAACTTGTCCGCAACTTGTTTGGCTGTTAGGTAATTGTCCATAATTCCCTTACTTGTTTGGGTTTATACGTTTACTTCGACTATCCAACCGTTAGGCGTTTCGTATATTTTTAAGTCGCTTACGTCATTCTTGAAGATTGAAACACGGCGGCCGTAAAACTCTTTCGCGGTTTGCTCGTCATAGAATGGAAATTTAATTACTTCGTTTAGTGTCTTCATTGTCTTGCCTCTCGGTTTGCCCTATGCCTGAAGTGTTGCATAGTGTTGCATACCTGTCAAGGCTCTTTATTTCCTCGGCGTGTCGTGTTCTGCCAGGTGAGTCATAACCAGGTATTTCAGGTCATTTACGCTATTTATCAGGTCAGGCAACGACTTGCCCCCGTTAGCGTTTGGGTTTATTGGATAAGTGGCGTGGTCTATGTAGGCCTTTATCGGCTTGACTATTGCCCACTTAATGAATAGCCCTAAAAGGGTAACAATCGTTAGGATCGCGGCAGCGCCTTGGCCAAGTTCGATGAGGCTCACGCCTTCACCCACTTAGCAGGGTTAACGTGCTTGGTTGAGTTCCAAGTGCGTTGGCTTAGAATTTGCAAGTGTAAGTGTGGCGCGGTGCTTTTGCCTGTGTTGCCCGATAGCCCGATAACGTCCCCACGCTTGACCTTTTGGCCTACCTTAACGTTGACTTTAGATAGGTGGCAGTAGCCCGCCCACAGGCCGGCCGACTTATCTACAAATCGCACATTGTCCACGATTACATGGATACCAAAACTAACGCCCCAGCCTTTGCGGTAAGCGTGACGGCCTGCGTGTACAACTGTGCCCGCAACGCACGCATAAATCGGCGTTCCAGTAGGGGCGCGAAAGTCTAAGCCTTTATGTATTCCGCCTGTGCGATACTTGCGCCCGTAAGCAAAAGTTACAACGCCCGATTTAATCGGCTTCATGTTCGCGGCCATAACTTGTGAACTCAGGATTTAACCAGTTGATAAGTAACGGCACACCAGCGGCTAAACCTAAGGCAACTGCTGGGTGAAGTCCCAGACTTTCAAAGTTGATTAGCACCCAACCTAAAACCCCAGCCGTAAAAACTTTTACGAAGGATGCTAATGGACTAGTCGCTAGCCAAGTCAGGAAAGTCATAACGCTTCAATTTCTGCCTGCGTTAATCCCAACTTGGCAAGTTTAGCAAGTGCGCTAATGCGCGCATCTGTTCGGGCAGTGGCTTCGGCTTGCTGTGCTACGGCTACGGCTTTGTCTTTTGTGCGCTGGGTTAGTTCGTCTGCCGTTAAGTCGCGCTGGGTTTGCTTGCCTGTAATGCCGTCTACTTCTAGCGCGGTTATTTTTGCTGTTGCTGTTGCCATTAGTTTTGTACCCCATAAATCCGTATCTTGCCCGTAAAAGTTCCAGAACTTGCTAAGAAACTTATGCCGTCAAATGATGTCGAAGATGTGTGTTGCCCAGCCCTTAAATCAAGTTCAGGCCCTTGCCTTACTCCACTTGCAACAAAACTAGTTCTAGCCGCTGCAAAAGGATTAGTTAATGTGATACTTGCAAAAGCGGTATTTCCCGCGCTTGCACTACCATAATTCCAAGTGTTATCGCCCGTAAATCTAGAAGCCGAAACTGTTGTATGTAATGCTTTCAAAAATTGGTTTTCATAGTCGGTTCCAACCGTATCTACGCCGCCAACTCTTAGTCGCATTGTTGTAACTATATCCGATGTAAAAGTTGCCGCGACCATAATCATATAATTTTGATAAGTTGCTGAGAACACATTATTAAAACTGACGGTAGATTGAGACGTAACCGTTGTCGTATTGATTAGGGTTAAACCTGATGCAGGCGCTGGCAACCCAAACACGGTTGCATCGATAGCATCGCCCAAGTCTTTTATCGCTTCCGCGCCGTCTTTTACTAGGTCAGTATTAACGGGTACCGGCCACGAGTAATTAGGTGTTACTGCCATTTAGAGATCCATCCATCTATCTGTTATTGGAGTATAACCTGCCCAAGTCACAACGGCTGGGATTTGCAGCCAGAGTTGGTGAGGATATGTTTCCGATTGAGCCGAGCAGACAAGTGTCAGTTCAGCGGTGTAGCGTGTTAAGTTCCAGCGGATGCCCTCGATGAACCCGTCAAAAGTTCCGCCAAATACGGCTGGCAACGATTGGGTATAAACGGCACGATTAACATTTAAGGCGATCAGCAGATCCCGAGTGGCATCGGTCACCGTTGGACTGTGTAATGGGATTGTTAATTCCTCGGGATAAGTTCGTGGGTACGCTCTGCTTTCGATGTAGGCATCAGCCTGATCCTGGGCATCGCTCTCATTCTCTAGTGAAGTTGTCTTTGAGCCGTTTAGTTTGCCGTATGTAAACTGACTAGTGGCATCGGCAGCGGTGACGATTGCATTATTTTTGTAATACAGGGTCACGTCATTGACGACCTCTGACCATTGGGCGGCCTGACGTAATCCCACTGCTAGGAGATCATCGGCTGTTAGCACTATCGGCACATAACTCACGCGGTCAGAATAGGCATCATAACCAACTGAGCCATTAGCCAATTCATACAACACGCCACGCGCTGATTGCGCTGCATCTTGGGCGAGAGTCAGCGCGTTAGTTTGCCCGGCACTGTACGCCGCTAGTTCAAAGTCGCCAGGCCGTGTGACATTAGCCGTCAGATCATTTACCAGGTTAATGTTCGTGCCGTCAAAATTTTCCCACGTTGTGATATTAGAAACTTGACCCCATTGCAGAGTGGGCGCGACTTCATTCCAACTGGTCAGATAAGCCTCGACCAGGATGTCATACACGCGGTCACCGTCAAACTGCAGAGGAAAATTGTTATATCCACTTTGTCGCTTTTGCAGTGTTGCCAGTGGCCCAACTGCCGTGATGCTGTAAATCGCTACTGATCCAGTCTGCCCGTACTGGTTAAGTGTGATGTTAATGTCCGAGATCAGGCCGCCTGCTATCTGCTGATAGACTCCTGCGCTGTCTTGGATCTGCACGTTCACGCTATCCGAAAGATTCACATCTAGCGGAGTATCTGCATCAGTCCATAACTCGATGCTGATGATGCCAGCCAGTGCCTGCTCCATGATGTTATTGCGACCAACGCTAATACTGATGTTTGAGATATTGTTGTCTGCGTACTCCGTAGCACCAGCAAAGATGACTTTTGGGTAAGGCGTGTACACGCTCACAGTGTGCCGCCGACGAGGTTGATCGCACCAGTGCGCCGAGATGATTGCTGAAGTATCCTCTCAATGGATCGCCTAGCACTTTCGGCATCGATGATCCCGTTAAGGATAAAAGTATTTCCACCACCGCCGCCTGTGTCTTTACGGATCGAGCCCGAGCCACTTGGCACAAACATCTCAGGGCCAAACTCGCCAACTCTAAACGCTTGGCCGCCCATTACTGAACCGCCAGCCGCCATGTTTTTGTATCCTAGTCTCTTGCCCAAACTGCTATCTGCAAACTTAGGGCCTTCGCCTGGGTTAATAATTAAGAAATCAAGCACGCCGCCGCCGACTCTTTTGGCAGCCGAGTAGGCATTGGTTATCGCGTTGATCGCGTTGGCTACGGCGTTGATGCCATTGGCCAGACTTTGCAAAACTGATGGCGCGTTCTCGGCATCGTCTGAAGTTATCTCAGCAAATAACCGACTAAAGGCATCGGCTGTCCTCGCTAATTGTTGGCCAAGGCTAAACGCGCCCTCATCACCAACACTTGCGCCCAGTTCTCTAGCGCGTTCGCTTAGGCTATCTGACTGATCGCCTGCAAATCCTTGCGCGACTTTATTAGTCTCCTCTAGTAAAGTTTTTAGCATCGGCAAAAGTCGAAAGCCTATGCCCTCTTTTAATTCATCGAACCGTTGGCCGACTATTGCCAACTGTCCAGCGTAAGTTTCTGTGTTGGCCTTAGCCGCGCCGCCGAATAGTCTAGTTAGTTCCTCTTGCACCAGGTTGAAGTCTTTAGACTTGTTGATGTTCTCATCTAGTGGAATTCCAAGTTTTGTTAGTGCGCCAAAATTTCCGTTATACGCCTTAGCCAGAGTTAGCGATACTGTCTCTAAGTCTTTGCCCGTTGCCGCCGCGATGTCTAGCGCAAGGTTAGTTAGTTTCTGAGCCTCTCCCACATCCCCTGTGGCTCTTGCCAAGTTGGCTAAGGCTGGGCGTAACTTTGAGTCTGCGACACCAAAAAGGATCTGCTGCTTTCCGATGTACTTTTCAGTACTTGCAATTACTTCAGCAGTTGCGCCGGTGGTATTTTGTAACGCTACGGCTAAAAGTTTTTGACTCTGCTCATCATCGATGGCTGCCTTGACTCCATCAATGCCGATCTTTACGGCAAAGGCCGCCGCCGCTACGCCAGCCAGTGCAAAAGACTTGGCCATAGCCTTTGAGTATTTGCCTAGTTTGTTTTTTAATCCTTTTGCTTCATTGTCGGCGGCGTTCATTCCACTGACAAAATTATTTATGTCAGCCAACAAATTTAACTTCATCGTTCTAATGTCAGCCATTACATGCCACCCCCAGGGCCTTTATTCCAATTTTCAAAAACCTTTTCAACCGCTGTTTTCCATCGCTTTGTGAGTTCAGGCTGTAAGGCTTTGAGCGTTGGAAAGATCCAGTATCCAGCGTTACCCCTGCCGACTCTTTCGCTTCGAGGTGGAAAGCGATAGCCGCCATTTGGAAAGGCTGTCTTATTTCCAAACGCGTTGCGCTCGCCACCAAACTCATTACCAAATAGCAACTGTCCGGCATTTGCACCACCCGATGCGCGACCTCTTGAGCCGCCAATGGTTACGTTGGGAAGTCTGTCTCGGTTGCCTCTAACTGTGGGCGCGATAATGGCCGCCTGTTTTGGCATGAATGGATGAGCGAACGCCGCCTGCTTGATTTCGCCAGCCGTCCACATACTGATCGACTGAACGTCATTCTTTAATTCGTCATTAACTTCTTTGCCCATTTGGCTAAGTGCCTTGAGCAGTCCTCGGAATTGAGCCATGTCTGGTTGGTATTTAATTGTCTGTTTTGTCTCAG